CTCCAAAAGCAAAAACAAACGCTCCTAAAAAAACAACTAAGAAGTAATTATGGAAAAAATCAGTTTAAAATTGTATGAATTCTACAACCTAGAATCAGAATTAAACGGTGTTACGAATCAACAAACCGGTGAAAAAATTTCAGCTGGTTTATTAGCTGAAAAACTAAAGTTAACAACTAAGTATTGGTTAACAGAATTATCTAAAAAAGTTGCTGCTGAAAAAGCTGTTGTTGAATCTTTAAAAGAAGAATTAATCAAAAAGCACGGCGAAACTGATGAAACAGGTAATATCAGCATTCCAATGTACGTTAACATCGTTAAAGATGAAGAAGGTAACATTGTAAGTGGTGAAAATAATCCAAAATTCATCGAATTTCAAAATGAATTCAACACATTGTTACAAGAAGAAAAAGAATTAGAATACAAATCTGTAAGTCTTAATGAATTAGAAAGCATTGAGTCAGACAGTAACTATCCTACATTCTTTAAATTAGTTACAGTAAATGAATAAATTAGTAGAAATTGCTAAAGCCTGGATTATTGCAGCAAACCCTAATCCAGAGCAAAAATTATTAGCAGAAAGTAGGGCAAGCGTTTGTGACGCTTGTCCTCACAAATCTCACAATGAAACTATTGATTTGTATTATTGTGGGTTATGTGGATGTCCGCTAAGTAAAAAAATATTCAGTCCTGCGGGACCTGATGCTTGTCCTAGTAAAAGATGGGCACAATAAATTAAATTAATGTTATGGCACAATTAACTCCTGAAGAATTACAATCTGTAAAAGAATTACAGCAAAAATACAATCAAACTGTATTTGAAATCGGCGCTGTTGAGGCGCAAATCATTGCGTTCAGTAAACGTATTGAATCGATGACTAAAGAAAAAAACAATTTAGTCAATGATTTAATGACAATTGAACAAAAAGAATCAGAACTTACCACAACTCTTCAAGAAAAGTACGGCACTGGTAATATCAATCCAGAAACTGGAGAAATTACACCTATCCAGCAATAGTTCTGCGGTTTATAGTTGTTTTTAGATATTTATTATTAGGTCAATCCTAATAAATTCCAAAAACAATAACATAAAATGGCAGAAAAAATTATAAGCCCTGGTGTTTTCCAGAACGAAAGTGATCAGAGTTTAGTACAACAAGGTATCCAAGGTACTGCTACGGCTATAGTAGGCCCTACAGTAAAAGGTGCTCCTCTTGTACCTACTTATGTAACTTCATACAGCGAGTTTGCAGCAAAGTTTGGCGAAACTTTTAAAAGTGGTAGCTATTACTATGAATACTTTACTTCTCAAGCTGCAAGAGAATTCTTTAACAATGGTGGTCAAACCTTATTGGTAACTAGAGTAGTTAGCGGTAGCGGTGATGTTAGCACTTATGCTTCTGCTAATGTAGTTGCTAGTGCATCTACAGCATTTGCTTTAGAAACATTAGCTTGGGGTAGTGAGATGAATAATACATCTAGTATTTCATCTGGCGCTTTAGCAAATGGTAGTGCAAATAACGTACGTTGGGAAATTACAAATGTAAACACAGGTAGTGGTACATTTAATTTAGCAATTCGTGCAGGTAATGACAACGATGCTCAAAAGAATTACTTAGAAACATGGCCTAACTTATCATTAGACCCAGCATTACCTAACTACATTTCTCGTGTAATTGGTGATATTAAGAATGTATACACAGTAGATTCTGATGGTACTCCATATATCAACCAAACAGGATCTTATGCTAATGCATCTCAATACATTCGTATTAAATCAGTAAACAACATTCAGATTGATTCAATCGATAATAATGGTTACTATAAATCAGGATCATTAGCTGCCGGTTTACCATCTTTAGGTAGTGGATCTTTTGGTGGTTCATTCGCAGGTGGTGTAGCTGCTACAAACAGACAAGCTTTAATGAATGAAAATATTACAACTTCAAACATTCAAGGTTTTTCTGCAAACGATTACATTACAGCTCTTAACTTATTAACAAATAAGGACGAATATAAATTTAATGTATTATTAGCTCCAGGTGTTACTTTAGATGGTAGCGCTGCTGATAATATGATTGCTATTTGCGAAAACAGAGGTGATGCAATTGCAATTGTAGATACTACAGTATATGGTTCAGTTGTAACAGCTGCTTCTCAAGCTGCTGCTGGTTCTTCAAGCAACTACGGTGCTACTTACTGGCCTTGGGTTGAATTGTTCTCTAGCAATTTAGGCAAATCAGTTTGGGCTCCAGCTTCTACAGTAGTATGTGGTGCTTATGCATTCAATGATCAAGTTGCTCAACCTTGGTTTGCACCAGCTGGTATTAACAGAGGTGGTATTCCATCAGTATTAAAAGCTGAAAGAAAATTATCTCAATCAGATCGTGATACATTATATAATGCAAATGTTAACCCATTAGCTACATTCCCAGGTGAAGGAGTTGTAATATTCGGTCAAAAGACATTACAACGTAAAGCTACAGCTTTAGATCGCGTAAACGTTCGTCGTTTATTGATCGCGTTAAAAGACTTCATCGGTCAAGTAGCAAACGGTTTAGTATTTGAACAAAATACAAACGTAACTAGAAATAGATTCCTAGCTCAAGTTAACCCTTACATGGAATCAGTAGTTCAACGTCAAGGTTTATTCGCTTACAGAGTAGTAATGGATGATACAAACAATACTCCAGATGTAATCGATAGAAATCAATTAGTAGGTCAGATCTACATCCAACCAACTAAGACTGCTGAATTTATCATCTTAAACTTTAACGTATTACCAACAGGCGCTACATTCCCTGCATAAGGGGATGTGGTTCCTAATATTTATTAATAGCAATTAAATTTAACATAAAATGGCAGTATTAGACGCTAATGAAATAATGTTTACCGCTTTTGAACCAAAAGTTCAGAATCGTTTCATTATGTATATTGATGGTATCCCAGCATACTTAATTAAGAGTGCAACAGCACCTGGATTTGAAGCTGGCGAAATCATTTTGGATCATATCAACGTTTACCGTAAAGTAAAAGGTAAAGTTCGTTGGAATGATATGACTTTAAACTTATACGATCCTGTAACACCATCTGGTGCACAAGCAGTAATGGAATGGGCTCGTTTAGCACACGAATCAGTAACTGGTCGTGATGGATATTCTGATTTCTACAAGAGAGACTTAACATTAGATATTTTAGGTCCAGTAGGTGACGTAGTAGGTGAGTGGATTGTAAAAGGTGCTTACGTAAAAACAGCTACATTCGGTGAATACGATTGGGCTAACGAAGCAGCAATCAACTTAGCTGTAACAGTTGCTATGGATTATTGCGTATTAAATTTCTAATTTATTTCCAATATTTTTCAAAAAAGGCGTCTGCTTTGGCAGATGCCTTTCTTTGTCGTATATTTATATATACACAAATAAAAACGTTATATGGCAGAATTTAAAATTCCAACCGAAACAGTTACATTACCTTCTAAAGGTTTATTGTATCCAAAAGAATCACCACTTGCTAAAGGTGAAATTGAAATGAAATACATGACAGCTAAGGAAGAAGATATTCTTACTAATGCTAACTATTTAAAAAATGGTACTGCAATTGATAAGTTATTACAATCATTAATTGTTACACCTATTAACTATGATGAATTGTTAATCGGTGATAAGAATGCAATATTAATTGCAGCTCGTATTTTAGGTTATGGTAAAGATTATGAATTTACTTATATGGATGATAATGGTAATTCAAAACAAGGTAAAATTGATTTAACTACATTAAAAGAAAAACCATTAAATGCTTCATTAGTTAAAGAAGGCGTTAATGAGTTTACTTTTACTTTACCTAATTCAGGTAATGTAGTTACATTTAAATTATTGAATGGTATTGATGAAAAAAAGATTGATGCTGAAATTAAGGGTTTATTAAAAATTAATCCAAATGCAACAACAGATATTACTACACGTTTAAAATATATGATCACATCAATCAATAATGATCGTGATCAAAAATCTATCCGTGATTTTGTTGACAATTATTTATTAGCACCAGATTCAAGAGCATTACGTCAATATTACAATAAAACATCTCCAGACATTGAATTAAAGTATTACCCATCAGAGGATGAAAATTATGCAGAGGAGGGCATAAATATCCCAATATCATTAAACTTTTTTTGGCCTGACTCAGGAATATAGATTACATTTCTTTAAACAAATCCATGAAATAGTATTTAATGGACAGGGTGGATATAGTTGGGAAACTGTTTATAATATGCCTATTTGGTTACGTAAGTTTACTTTTGAAACATTAAAAGAACATTACGATAAAATTAATGAAGACAATAAAAAACTTGAAAACCAACAAATAAATAAGGATAATAATAAAATTCCTGCACGACCGAACATAGCTCCAAAACAACCAACATATACTGCAAAGGCGCCTAAGAAATAGGCGCTTTTAATATTTATACGGCGCAATACTCAATTATGGCTGAAATAGACGATATTAAAAAACAGATAAACGATCTGAATAAACGCATTGGCGAATTAGGAGGAGACTTCAAAACTAATATTGATGCTTACATCAGCAGTTTTGGAAGTGGTATAGATGCTGCTAATAAAGCATTAAAAGAAATGCGAAAAACATTTGATGGTTTAGACACAGATGTTAATTATTTTTACAATGCATTAAAGAATATTAGTAAAGAATTAAAAGGTCAAAAAGAATTTAATAAGGATATTGCTAAATCTTATTCTAACTTATCATCTATAGCTAATAAATTAAAGTATGATCAAGATGGTATTCAAACTTTATCTAAAAAAGAGTTACAAAACTTACAGAAAAAAGTTCAAATACAACAAACTGATTTAACAAGTTTCTTAGATAGAAATGAACAAGCTGAAAAAGATTCTTTAGGTAGACAAAAGAATCTTAATGCTGAAATTCAATATTATAGAAATTTACAAAGAGAAAATGGAGGTCTTACTAGAGATCAATTAAATTCACAAAGCAAAGCACGTGAAAATTTAACAAAAGAAAAAAATCTTTATGAAAAGATAAAAAATACTAATAGTGAAGTAAAAAATTTGTTGAATGAAGAAGAATTTGGTATTAGAAAATTAAATAAAGTTATTGAAGAAAGATTAGCAGAAGAAAATAAAATCCAAAAAACACTAGGCATATCCGGAAAAATAATAGATAGCATTGTTAAAGTTCTTGGTAGATTGGGTATTGATGGCAGTTTCTTTGAAGGGATAAAAGAGGATATGAGAGAAGTTGCTAAAACAGGAAATTCATGGCAGGTATTAATGACCGGAATAAAAGGATTAGCTTCAGGAATAGGAGAAGCATTAAAAGATCCTGTTAGTCAATTATATATACTTTATAAAGTAGCTAAATTCTTTATTAATGCTGCTTTAACAGCAAATACCCAAATAGTACAGTTAGGAAAATCATTAGGTTATGCTGGTGAACAATTTAGAAGCAAATTAGTTAGTATTGAAAGAAGTTCAAATAGCTTATTTGTTACTACTAAAAATTTAACTGAAGCCTTTGGTGAACTTGTTAAAACAATAGGATTTGCTTATGAATTTAGTGCTGATCAGCTTGAAACACAAATCAAATTAACAAAACAAGTTGGTTTAACAGCAGATGAAGCCGCTCAAGTACAAAGATATAGTGTACTTACAGGACAAACTTCAGAACAAACTTACAAATCATTTCTTAAAGGATTAGTAGCAACTAGAAATCAACTTAAAGTTGGTATTGATTTTAGAGCAACGTTGGCTGAAGCAACTAAAATATCAGGTCAATTAGCAGCTAATTTAGGATATAATCCAGAACGTATTGCTAAAGCAGTTGTAACAGCAAAGGCTTTAGGTTTAACTTTTGATCAATTAAAATCAGCATCGTCATCATTACTTGACTTTGCAAGTTCTATTGAAAATGAATTAAATGCTGAATTATTAACTGGCAAGCAATTAAATCTAGAAAGAGCTAGAGCTGCTGCCTTACAAGGTGATCAAGTAGCATTAGCTGAAGAATTAGCTAAAAATGTAGGCACAGCGGCTGATTTTGCTAAAATGAATGTCTTACAGCAAGATGCTTTAGCTAAGTCTGTTGGTATGACCTCAGATCAATTATCTGAAACATTAAGAAGAAGAGAAGAAGCATTAGCTAGTGGTAAGTCATTACAACAAGTAACAGAAGAAGAAGCTAAAAAAGCACTTGAAAGAGCTTCAATCCAAGATAAATTTAATGCTGCCGTAGAAAAATTACAAAGTTTATTTGGTAATTTAATGGCGGGTCCATTAGGGACATTTATTGACATGTTATCCCAAGGGTTAAACATAGTCAATAATATGATAACTCCTTTAAAGATTATAGGAGGCCTTTATTTAGCACATGCTGCAACTAAAAAAATAGCTTTAGGATATGATATAGCCATGAATTCAGCTGCTAGAATAAACCAAAGTGTAGGACAAAGTATAGCAGCAACTAACCTTGTACAAAATCAATTACAAAAACAATCATTACTTACTCGAATAGCGGGTAATGTTCAATTATTTACACAATTATCTAAAGAACATGGTTTAATAACAGCTTTAAAAATTCAATTTGGGTTACAAAAAGCAGCTACTGTTGAAAAAGAAAAGGGTTTATTTATTACTATGAAAGATTGGTTCTATGAAAAAGGTAAAACAATATGGCAAGCAGCTCAAAAAACAGGATTAGTAGCAATTAATGCTTTAAAAAGTATTGGTGCTCTTATTACTAAAAGAGAAGCAATATCTTCAATAGCAGCAGCAGCTATGAGTGCTGTAAAAGCAGCAATGTCAGGAGTAGGAGCTTTATTAGGACCTCTTGCAATTCCTGTAGGTTTAGCCGCAGCCGCTGGTATAGCAGCTACTGGTTATCAACTATTAAAAGGAGATGATATAAAGTCAGAAGGTGGGTATGGTAAACGCACATTATTTGCACCAGAAGGCGCTATTAGATTAAACGATAAAGATACTGTAATTGCTGGTACTAATTTGAATAAACCATCATCAAAATCTCCATCAATTGATACATCAACATTAACTAATTTAAATAGACCAGCACCACAATCTCCATCATTTGACGTATCAGCATTAGCAGCGTCTCTTGATAACATACACAATACATTAAAACAATCAGTTAATAGACCAGCAGTAGCATATATCAATGGTGAAGATCCATTTGCTAAAAATATTGGTGCTAATCCAAATTTAGGAACATCACAAAACATAAATACTGGTTATAAAATGGCATAACAATTAAATATTTATATCAAAACACAATAACATGGGATTATTAGATAAATTAAAATCAAGCGTATTAGGCTTAGGCGGTAACAAACCAGCACAATTTGGTGTTAATCCAATTCCACCAGACTCATTACATTTAAACTACTCAACAGACGGTAAACCAAATGTAACTTGGAGAACTATTAGTGGTACTGGCCCAAAACCATTACCATCTCGCTTAGATATTAACGATAGTAAGGACAAATATACTCCTTCTAAAAAATACAGTAAGTAATGGCCTTATTGGACCTAAAAACTAACTTAAAATCACTTAAGTACGGAGATTATCCTGCAATTGATAATAAGCAACCTTATATTCAAACTGATATCAATAGACCTGGTACTAATTTAATAGGTAGATATGATGATGGTTTAGTAAGAGGTGGTGCAGCAGGTGCTGTAAAAGCTTCATTAGTAGATACACTTCGTATAGGGAAATTTTTAACTAATTTTCCTAAAGGTCCTTTATTTATAGTTAAACAAGTTGGTTTACAAATGTCTAATCCACAATTAGAACATAAAACTAATTTTGTTACTAACAAACCAACTAGAGGTCAAGGATTAATTAACAATGTTGGTAATTTTATTTCTAACGTTGCTAATAAAATATTAAATGCAGTAGGTCCTACTCGTATTTACAATTTAGGTATTAATACATTAGCTCAAGTACCTATAAATGCTTTTGGTCAACATATCCAAAGACATGGTTTTACTCCTAGACGTGACGATAGTAACTTATACTTTAAAGTTGCTCAATTTAACAATAATGAAGCTAATAATAGATTAGTTCAATTAAAATCTATTTTAGGTAATGTTAACAATATTAGTTCTTATATAGGTGGTCCTTCATCTATATATGGTCTTGGTACTACTGTAATTCAAAGACGTGGTAAATTCATTGATGTAAATAGAGATACAACAGCAACTGAATGGGCAACTACAGGTTCTTTGAAAAATTCTAGTGACAAAGCTTTTTTAAAATCAATTGGATTATTAACTAAAAACTATTTAGGTGCATCAAATATCACTGCATCTTTTTTAGCTACCATACCTACAATACCTACTTCTAGCACAAACATAATTGTTGCAAACACCCCTTCACGTGCAGATGAACTTAATCCTTATCAAGTTGATCCTATTATTAATCTAAAAAATTATCTAAGAGTATCTAATATATCATCTTCACTCTTAGTTTCAGGTTCAATAGATATCCCAGATCTTGGTATTGTTAATCAAACTCTTGTTAACTATCCTAGTCCTAGTGATAAATTTAATCCCTACCAAGAAGATCCTATTACTGACCCAAAAAATTATTTAAAATTATCTAATTATAGTTCATCAGCATATGGGTATGATATTTTTAATGGGCTTAGTACTGAAATACCTTCTACATTAAAGGATAAAGATCCTTATGATTACTTTAGAAATTTTACACCAGACCCTCATACAGTAGATGTTAAAGAAGATTTAGGAGTATCTGAATATGGTAGTGATTTAAAGAATAAAAGTATAGACATTAGTCAAAATGCTGTACCTAATATTTCATCTTTAACTACATTATCAGCAAAATATGATGCTATTAGAAGAAAAGTAGATGCAGATTCTATCATTAATCAAGAATATGTTAATGGAAATTCAATTAATCCAGTATTTACTACACAAACCGTTAATATAAATAGAGGAAGTGAGAATTATGGATGGTATGTTGGTGCTGACTTGCAGTATAAATTTAATAGAACTAATGATGTAGACATTGATGATGATTCTTTAGCATTAATATTTAATCCATTAGATCCATTTACAGGTACACCATTAAGTACATTACGCTTTTTAGGTTATCTTACAGAATATACTGAAAATTATAATAGTGGTTGGTCTCCTATTAAGTATGCAGGTCGTGCTGAACCTTTTTATATATTTAATGAATTTACTAGAAAACTAAATGTAGGATTTAATATTCCTTGTTATAACCAATCAGAATTAATTTCAAAACATTGTGATTTAAGCGAATTAGCTTCTGTATTAGCAGGTTCTTATAATGAAGATGGATTAATGGGTGGTATTATTACAAGATTAAGAATAGGTGGTTACATTATGGACCAACCAGGTATTATAGATAGTTTATCTTTTAATCCAATACAAGATTCATCTTGGGATTTAGAAAAAGGATTAGCATTTTATTTAAAAGTTAGCTTTGGATTTACAGTAATACATGACTTTTTACCTCAGTATAAAGAGTGCGGATTAAGAATTGCTCCACCACCACAACCTTGGATTCCTCCAGATCCTGATCCTGAAGAATCACCTATAACAGTTGAACCAAATCCTGGAGGCGGGGGCGGTGGATCATCTCTAGCAACAGCTTCTTTAGATTTATCTATTAATAGATTTAGTCAAAGAATGATTCAAGATAATACTCGTATGAAATCTCTTAGAGAAAGAAATATTTTTAACAGCTTATCAGAAGCTCAAGCTGCAGGTTCTTCAAGATCTACTGCTTTTGGTGGTGGTAGTAGTGGTGGTGCTGGAGCAGGAGGAGCTTTTGTTGCACCAATCACAACTGAAAATAAATTAAAATCAAGAGAACAAGCTGTTAAAAAAGACCCAAAATTATTACTTGGACAAAATTATTATAATTTATAATGAATCGTTACAACAATCCTACTATATTAAAAACACAACAAGATAGACCATATCTTAAAAGTAAGTTCTATCCTAATATACCATTGTCTGAAAACGATATATACGTTATCACAACAGTAGGAGACAGACTTGATT